AAATCACTGCTCATTTTTTCTTAATCTCTTGAATGGTTTGGATGATTTTTGTGACCGTGTAGACCAGTGAAGCTATCATTACGAGCAACTTAACCATCTCGGAAAAATCACTGATACTGACTGCAAACGCAGCCAGATTCACAAAGTTTACCTTGATCATTTCCTCGATATTTTGCTCAAGCATAACCAAGGAAGGTGAGGTTTGAGGCTGGTGTTGGAAGTTTTCCGTTTTCATCGTAAATCCCAGAATACGGAGTGATTGTGTCAGGCGGCAGACCGTTTCCCTCGCTTCCTGCCGGGGGCAGAATGCGGTGAGGTTTTTGCAGCACTTGGAGGCCTGCCGGCGGTACGTCGTTTAGGTATCTCTGCTGAAATCTTGGAATCTGCGGTATTGGTAAAACGGTCATAGTAGCTTGAGAACAAATAATTTGCGGCAAACCCGTAGTTCAAAATGATCTCGGTCCAACTTGGAGTCGATAGCGTCACCACATTCAGAACTGCGCCACACACTACTATGGAGGAGACGAACTTGCGAATGTAAAACAGCTCTGGATGGGAATGGATGCGGTGCTTTGGGTTTCCAAAGACACGGATGGCCATATCCACAACGGCGACTGCCACTATCCCGTTAGCTACGGCGTTTGCGATGGTGAGGGGGTTCATCTGTGAGAACTTTTGAGGTGAGGGTTTCTATTGCCCGCAGGCCGGCGAACCCAAGCAGGAACGCAATGCTGTAGCTATAGGTCGGGTCATCCCCGAGTTTGGTGACATGAAGAATCAGGGGCGTCACATAATTGGCCGATGCCGCGCCTCCAACGGTCGCCAGCACCGTTCTGCCGGCGTTTAGCCCTGCTGTCTTGGACATCATCAGCAGCGCCCCAAACAGGCCCGCTATAGCAAACCCTATGTCGATGCCTTCGTCTTTCAGGTTCATTTCTTTTCAACTTGATGAGCACTCCCGAAATAAAAGCCCAGCACCGCTGTAAAGCCCGAGGTGAGCCCACCCAAAAGAAGCGTCAGAGTGGGATCGCTCCACAACTTCATATCGCCCGTCAAAAGCAGGCAAATTATTGTGAGATAACACACTGTAAGTGTCATAGCCAACACCGGAGGCACCCACGATCCAGTTGCAATCTGCATCGCTCTAGCGTCACCGCGGTCCTTAACGGCCAGTTCCTCGGCTTTGATGCCGAGTTCCTCGAGCTTCACCTTGAGATCGATGTCGGCCTGCTTTAGGGCCTGCATTGCCTCTGGCGTGAGGCGCCCGGAGGATAAAGCCTCCGTGACGCTTTTCTCGGTCTTCTCGGCTAGTCCCAGAGCCGAACCCACGGCCTCAATGGCAGCACCCACCATGGGGCCTCCAGGCACCAAGAGTGAGCCGATAGTCGGAAGTATTTTTCCTAGCCAGTTCATGACATCAAGAATGCTACAATCGCGACAGCAATAGAAGGCAGAACAAAATCAGTAAGCCCCTTAAGCGTCCATGCCCTCGGTTCAAAACCGCCCCAGTACGGCATGTTGATGCGCCTGCCTCCGTAGTTCGCCTCGATGTTGCGGTACTCGGCTTGGGCGTACTCGCGCCCAATAAAGTAGAACGAGCCGGCAGCGGCACCAACCCACCAGTCACCGCTGGCGATTCCCACTATGGATTGGATGACAAGCGCGATGACTGGGTGAGCTAGGTGTTTAAACATCGTATCCATGCTGGAGCCAGTGCTCGTGAAGTTGCTGGTAAACAGGAGTTTCTAGGCAGTAGTCGTAGAGGTTCATGTGTTAGGACTGAGTTCCAACAACTGTTCCATCTGTGTCTGATGTCGGTGCTCCAGATTTGATTCTTAGCCGCCCAGAAGCATCGACCCACAAATAGAATGTGCCCATTCTCATTGGGCCGGTGTTCCATGCTCCAGTTGAGACCTGAACAGTTCCTCCGCGTGGATTGATCTGCATTTCACGAGCCGCAACTCCTGCCTCAACAGCTTGCAAAAAGGCCGTCATTGTGTCTCCAGACACAGTATCCACGCCAAGAGCAACTCGTTTTGTCCATGCAGTCTTTCCTTCAATAATCCATTGACCATTTCCCTCAAATGACCCCGGGAAAAATGTTGATGCCTTATCTGCGTCTCCAGAAAGAATGTAGTTTTTGTGAGATCTAAGTCTTCCACCAATCGTTGGATTTGCGGCACTTGCTCCACCACCAACAATTTGAATTGATGCAATAAATATCTTTTCTAAATCAGATTGGGTATATGATATTGCATTTGTTGATGTTTGACATTCTGAGAATTGAATGAATCCAATGTTCCACACTCCTATACCAGAAGAAAACTCAAGATTTATTGGCGCTCCACCCGGAGCAACGCCGCCGATTAGCAAGCCAGATATTTGTCCGGTTGAAGCTGGATTAAAAAACAAATCTCTAGTAGCCGCAGACGATGACGAAAGATTTCCAGCTTGTATGTACTCATTTGTGCCACTGTTTGAGAATACATAATTGGTTGCGTTTGAATTGCAATGTATGTTGTCAAACGCACATGCAGACATTGTGCCCTCAATTTTTAATCCAACAGAACTTGATGTTGCTGCATTTGCGAACAAATTGTCGTGAATGTTTTCGCAATACCTTATCAAGGTAAGGTTTTTTAAGTGGCTGCCAATATCAAATCCATATGTGATATTGTTGTAAATCAAGGCGCCATCAGCAACATCATGCACATAAATTGCAGTGCCTTGTCTTCTGACCAACTGATTTGATGTTAGATCGGTATTGTGTCCTGTTGAGTAAATTGGATAAAAATTATTGTTGCATACAACTGGCTTGTCTGTGCAAGCCGTAATCTCTATTCCATTTGTGCAGTCAACAATGTTTCCATTGAATGTTGGCCGCTCAAACCCATTAGAGTAAAGTCCTTTGCTGTATCCAATTATAAGACTATCTTCAACGGATGTGTCTGATCCTTGAATTGTTATTGCTGTTCCAGAAAACGCAGAAACCACTGCCAGCGCCTGCGCGTTGCTAGTTGATGGAAGCGCGGTCGCGGGATTAACTACAGATAGTCCTTTCAGTGAAGACCGATTTTTTAGGTTAATGGTTGCGCTTGTTGGAAGCAGCAATGTGCCTGCTTTCTTGTAATCAAACCTGCCGTTGGTTGGTGGCCCCCAAGTGCCTTGTGGCAACACCTCTCCGGGCTTTGTTTGTCCATCCAAAACCACATTTGGACCCACTGTTATCGAACCAGACAAAAGATGCGGCCCAGAAAGCGTCACAGTTCCGCCGTTTGCGGACAGGCTATCAATCGCCGCCTGAATCGCCGCCGTATCATCCGTTACCCCATCTCCCACAGCCCCAAACTGGAGCACCGAGACGATGCCGTTTAGCTTTGATGCGTTTTGAAAAGATTTGCTGCTCATAGGTTGTTTGGCGATGCGTCTGTGATGGGCAGGTTGTGATTGCTCCCGGTAGGAGCCTCGTCGTCCTCGCGCTGGTTAAACTGCTGCTGAATCTGGCTATTGATGCTGGCGATCAAGGGAGCGGCTACGCGGTATGGGATTTCTCCAAGGGCCGCGTTGAGAACTTGGAGTTGCTCTTGAGTGAAGGTTAATATGATTGGCTTCATTACGGGACAATGTTTATAACAGTTCCATTTTTCCACAAGGCACCAGATGGCAACCCTGCTGAAGAAGACGGCAAATTGTTCATCAAAACGTACCCAGTATCATCACACCTTATTAAGTCTTTGTTGCCTGCTCCGTTCTGGATGTACACAGAACCTGTTCCCTTTGGTCTAAGTATAAGACTTGCATTAGTAGATTGAGATCCGCCTTGGATTACAGAAAATCCAGAAAAGTCTCCAACTACCAAAGTGTTTTCACTTAGTGAAGAATACTTTCCCTGTAATATTTTGCCTGTGATCGTGTAGCTCGAGAAATCAATGCCATGCTGCACTGATGCCCCGCTATTAGTGACGGCTGCAATGATTGTGCTTGTTGAAGAAAATGGCTCTGCGCCATTAGCTGAACTAAACAAAATCCCAACTCCATATCCAGCGTGTGGAATTGCATTAGCAAGTCCGCTAATATTTATAGCAGCATCATATCCTGCTCCGCGCTGTGCATTTGCACCAGCTATCTGCAAGCCAAACTGGTACTTTACGGATGCTCCAGATTTAACGAACGTATTAAACTCTGCTGCCGTTACGTTTAATAGATTTTGAGCAGCTCCTTCAACGTAGGTAGCAAATCCGCCTCCAAAAAAAGCTCCTTTTGCATTTGCTCCAGTGTCAGTTCCAGTGTCGCTTGTGTTGCAATATGTTGAGCTTTGAATTCCGACATAATTCCTATTGGCATTTGACGCATTTGTAGCCGCTGATTGTTCGATTGAAGAATAAAGCCCAATCCTTCCTCCGTAAGCAGAAGATCCCCCAAACCTATGCCTATGTCTTGATGCAACAAAAAAATCTGAACCTACATTGCAGTCCTCAAGAGTATCCCACATGTAAGCAGTGGGAGAGAACCCGATTAAAGGCCCTGCTCCAACCTGTTGAATACCAGTTAGTCGCCTAGTGTGTAACCAAACATTTTTCTGAGCGCCATCAACAAAAGAAATGGCACCATTTCCGGCAGCTAATGTGTATCCACTTGGGCCAAGGTAAAAATCTCCTCCCTCAAGGACAACTGGACTAGATCCAGCGGCAGATAAGGCTAACGTGAGTGCAGTGCTGTCATTTGTGGTTCCATTCCCAACCGCACCAAAGTCCAACACAGACACGCTTTCCCTAGCCTTGTCCTGCATGTTCCGCGTGACAGCACCCGTGCCGGCCTGAAGAAACGAGACCTGCGACCCAGGCGTCTGGTTACCGGTGATGACGGTTCCGCCACGGAACATCAACTCGTCTCCCAGCGCAGCCGGTGAGGTCAGCGTGATCGTGGAGCTGTTGGTCTCGACGTAGTCCGTGTTGACCGTGAGATGCAGACCGTTCCGGTAGACCTCGAGAGTATCCGTCCCCGGCAGGTAGGTGAATGTCGTTAGCGTAAAGGTCGTCTGCTGTGCCGTGGCCGTGATGACCTGCTGTGCCACGTTAAACACCGCGGTCGGTGCATCAGACTGGTTGAAAGCACTGTACACGAAGGCACGCCGGCTGTTGCGGACCGTGATGCTGTAGGTATCGGCCTCGACATAGACGTTGCTGGGGCTGCCGTTGCGGCTTGGGAAGCCGCCAATGGTTCGAATTGGCTGCGGTGCCGGGATGGTACGCGCCGCATCCCAGTATACATTCACCGGCGATGTCTCCGGGTTCAGGTTCGAGGCACCGATGTAGATGTAGC